ATCGAGGATACCAAGGACACAGCATACCTATACTACAAGAACTGTGCTGTCCGTGTGACAAAGGGAGAGGTCACACCGATAGATTACTTGGACCTCGGTGGGTATGTATGGAAGGACCACGTCATTGATAGGGTGTTCAAGATATGTGATGGTAGCGATAGTGTATACCGTAAGTTCATATCAAACATCTGTGCGAGTCATGAGTCTAGGGTTGACAGCATGGAGTCTACGATTGGATTCCTACTTCATGCACACAAGAACCTATCGTACTGCCCTGCCGTAATCCTCAATGATGAGGTAATATCAGACAATCCCGAGGGAGGTACAGGTAAGGGTATATTTATGAACGCACTGTCGCAGATGAAGAAGGTAGTAACTATTGATGGCAAGTCATTTGCTTTCGAGAGGTCGTTTGCTTATCAGCTTGTAAGTGCTGACACACAGATACTTGTATTCGATGATGTAAAGAAACACTTTGACTTCGAGCGATTGTTTAGCGTGGTCACAGAGGGTCTAACACTAGAGAAGAAGAACAAGGATGCTATCAAGATACCATTCAGTAAGTCACCTAAGATTGCAATCACAACTAACTATGCCATCAAGGGTGCAGGGAATAGCTTTGCTAGGAGGAAGTGGGAGTTGGAACTACATCAGCACTACACCAAAAACTTCACTCCATTGGATGAGTTTGGCAAGCTGATGTTTGGAGATTGGAGTGATGAGGAGTGGTGCTACTTTGACAACTACATGATAGGATGCCTTCAGATGTATCTTAATAAGGGGCTACGCAAGTCTGCCTTTGTAAACCTAAAGGTTCGTCAGCTATCTGCAGAGACAACGCATGACTTCATCGAGTGGTGTGGTCTACTGCATGGGCAGGGTGAGAATAGGAATCTGATACCGGGTGTAAAGTTATATAAGCAGGACCTGTACTTTGATTTTGTGCAGGAGTATCCTGACTACGGACCCAAGGCAAAGATGACAATCTCAAGGACAAAGTTCTATCAGTGGCTTGTGGCATACTCTTTGTTTAAGGAGGGCCTCAAGCCTGAAGAAGGCAGAGACTCAACAGGTCGATGGATAATAATTAAGAAGGCTCCCGAGGTGGACCCACAGTATAAACTAATCAATTAAATCAAACACAATGAAACAATTATTTTTATTTGCATCGTTGATGCTATCAGTAACAGCATACTCTCAATGGGATGTAGGAGACTATGTCGATGAGAATGGCGTAGAGACAGGTGATATATTCTTACACCAAACATCTGTAGGAAAGTTCAGTCGTGGTAAAAAAACCAACAAGACTTGTACCTACTTCTTGGAACACGACCTTGTTGACAAGACCTTTATTATTACAGTGTACCCATTCGGTAAACTAGAGGAGGAGAGATGGAAGCAGGACACATTCCAATGGGCTATCATCAAGCAACCGTCAGGAGAGCTAAGGTCTGTCGAGGCTTTTTGTTTTGACGGTATGATATACTTTGAGGGCGCAGAGTACGATGAGTTTATGAATGTTATAAAGGAAGACGGAAAATACATAATGACAATGAACCATATAGAGGACAGCACTAAGACCAACTATAGATTTACATTTAATAACTAATAAAATGAATTATAAAATAACATTTTGTATATTACATCCCGCTATTGGATTCGAGGAAAAAGATGGAATCACTATAGATTTACCATTTGTACCTCAACTTAATACATGTTTAATATTAAGCCAAGAGCATTTGCGTCTCCTTGAAACCAAAGCTTTCAAATCAGAAAATAAAAAACACTACTTGAGCAAATGGAACGATGAAACAGGAAAAGAATGGATGTCTAGAGGTAGAGATTATCTAGATTTGGGTGATTTTTTTTATGTACAATTTGTAAGATACTATACAGAAGATAATAAGATAGTAGTAGTTCTTAATGATTATTATGATGATGAATAAAATGAAAAGATATGGTAGAGTTTAGAGATTATCAGAAGGATATAATAACGAAGGGTACGGAGATGTTGTTTTCATATGGCTTCTTGTATCTTGCGATGGAGGTACGTACAGGGAAGACATTGACAAGCTTAGGTATTTGTGAACAACTCAATGTTGAAAACGTATTGTTCTTAACCAAGAAGAAGGCCATGTCAAGTATCATGGATGACTTCGATATGCTATGCCCATCCAACTACTGTCTCTTTACAATCAACTATGAGTCAATGCATAAGATACCAAACATAAGATGGGACGTAATAATATGTGATGAGGCACACTCGATGGGAGCTTTCCCAAAGCCAAGCAAGAGAGCTAAGGATGTAAAGAACCTCATACAAAGACACGACCCCTATGTCATACTAATGTCAGGCACACCGACACCTGAGTCATACTCACAGATGTATCATCAGGTGTATGCGATACGTAACAATCCATTCAGTAGATACTCAAGCTTCTATAAGTTTGCTAATGATTGGGTGAAGGTAAAACAGAGAAAGATAAACGGAAACTTTATCAATGATTATAGCCACGGACTTGATAGTATCACCAAGGCAATGTCTCACTACACCATAAACCACTCACAGAAGCAGGCAGGCTTCGAGGTAGATACAAGAGAGCATATACTTAGGGTGAAACTAGAGGACAAGACGTATGCCCTAGCAAAGAGATTAAGCAAGGACCTAGTGGTTGAGGGAAAGGATGAGGTGATACTAGCTGACACAGCAGTAAAGCTGATGATGAAGCTACATCAGATATACTCAGGCACCATAAAGTTTGAGTCAGGTAGTAGCATGGTTATTGATATGACTAAAGCGAACTTTATAAAGCAGAGGTTCAAAGGGAAGAAGATAGGGATATTCTATAAGTTCACAGCAGAGCTCAAGGCAATCAAGGAGGCCTACGGAGACGGCATAACAACAGAACTGAGCGAGTTTGAGAACACAGATAAATCTATCGCACTACAGATAGTATCCGGAAGGGAAGGGATATCATTAAGGCAGGCAGATGCATTGGTCTACTACAACATTGACTTCAGTGCGACAAGCTATTGGCAGAGTCGTGACAGAATGACAACAAAAGACAGGCTAGAGAGCGATGTCTATTGGATATTTAGTGAGCGTGGGATAGAGGATGATATATACAAAGCAGTATCAAAGAAGAAAACATATACAGTAAATTATTTTAAAAAGGATTTTGTAAATTTGCTAGGATGACCGAGCAACAAATCCAATCTAAAAGAATTAAGCAACTTGAATCTGAAGGGTACTACGTTATCAAATTAGTAAAGACCAACAAGAATGGCATACCCGACCTGATAGCGATACCTCCCAACTGCGATGTGTTATTCTCAGAAATAAAAGGGCCTAAAGGAAAGGCTTCAAAGCTACAAGAGTACAGACTAAAAGAATTAAAAGATTATGGATTTAGAACAGAAATATTTAGAGGATGATTGGGTAGACTACGAGATAAACGGGTCGATGTTTATGGCACTAGCCGAGTTTGAAAAGAATCAAACAGAGGAAATTCTTTTACAAATGGATACCTACGAGGGCTGTCTACCCGTAAAGAACGGACAGACGCAAATGGTGGGAGGTATAGTAAAAGAGGATGAGCCTATGTTCTTTGAGCTTACGTACATGAAACAACAGGGAGAGGTAACTTTATTTTTAGAAATCTCTGAGACAGACTGCGACACTTACTTGGATTATATGAATGATAAAAAGATATTAACACAATGCACTTAGTAGAAACCACAAAAACAATTAAAAGAAATATGCATATAGAGAGTAAGCTGATTGCGATATTGAATGGATACTTCAATATAGATATTAAGAAAAGAAGAAAGCTTACTCAGTACATATATGCTCGCAGTATCTTCTGTAAAATAATGCTTGACGAGGGGTATACCAAAAAAAACATTGGCTTAGCCTTGGGTAGATGTCACGCCACTGTGATTCACAGCCTTAAAATGTTTGAGATATACTACAGTCACGACAGGCTGTTCAGAGAATACTACAATGAGTGTCGTCAATATCTAAAAGATATGGATGAAAAGATTGAACACGATGTAACTACGTATGAGCTACAAGAAGAGAGCGTTGAGGAGTTTTTGAGCTGTAGTATCAACAACCTAAAGTCAGAGGTGCTAGAGCTTAAAATTATAAATAACGCTTTGAAAAGAGAAAATAAATATTTACATTCGCAACTACAGGAGTATGAAAGGTATGATGATATTGTAAAGACAATAAGAGAGAGAGTGAGTTATAAGAATGTCAAATCTTTTACAAAGAAACTTAATACGATGCTTAATGGTATATAGTTTCTATCCTGATTAAAAATTATAATGAGGCTAGAGCACACAGACAGAGAACGAATCATCCATATTAACTTTGTGATGGACGAGATTCACGACCAATCAAACTGTCTGTATGAGCACCTCATGGATGGTGAATATAGGGATGCAGGTGAAACCTTGTCGAGTCTTATAGATTGCCTTACTAATCTAAAGGATTCAATAAAAAATAATGGAAGAGACTAGGGTGTGTAACACCTGTGGTGTAGAAAGGCCAATCGCTTATTATTACAGTGCAGGGACAAAGAGAGGCAAGAGGTATCTAAGACAAAAATGTAAAGACTGCTATAGGTTAGTAAAGCGTGAGTATAGAGAGCGTAAAGCTAATTGGTTAAAGAACTATAAGAAAAAATTAAAGTGTAAAGGATGTGGATACTCTCAAGAGACTCACGAAAGCTTCTCTCATAGAGCCCTTGAGTTTCACCATCACAACGATGACAAATTATTTAATGTAAGCGAGGGAGTATTCATTGGATATTCACGTGAAAAAATAATAGCTGAAATAAAAAAGTGTACGGTACTCTGTTCAAGATGCCACGCTGAAAAACACGACAATCAAAATGACAAAACAAAATAACATACTAGAGCAGATACTAGAAGACTTCCCGGATGATAATTACCTATACCCTACAGGATATGAGGACTGTGTGGTGGGTCTTGAGTATGAGAGTAACGTACTGATAATGGACGCTAATAAGATACTAGATAGGTTAATTACCGAGGAGGGAATGGATGAGCTCGAAGCTCAGGAACATTTTGATTATAACATTGCAGGCAGTAAGGGAGATGGCTATCCTATCTATGCCTACATCCCGTCATTAAATGAGGTTTGAATCTAAGAAAGATTTAGAGAGAGAACGAAAGGCTATGGAGACCTTCGTTAATGTGTTTAAGGGCTCATTTAAGAAGCTCGGAGAACACGACATAGACTACAGGGTGTTTGATAAATCTAATAAGCTTGTAGCGTATGTAGAGGTGAAGGGTAGATTGAGGACTATGGCTACTGCGTATCCGTTGCCTATCGCCTTGCAAAAAATTGTTAAATTATCAGCCAAGAGATTAAACCCTGTGATGATATGGGCCTGTGATGACGGCATTATCTACGGTAAGATTGATGAGTTGGTTGGTAGTGTAAGATGGGGAGGTAGACCACCAAGAGAGGGAGCCTACAATGACAATGAGCTAATGGCTTACTACGACAAGCAGAAGAAACTAAAGTACATCAGGTACGTTTAGCTTTCCTTCTCTTACGCATCTTCGACTTCTTCTTCTTAACCTTCTCGGGAAGATTCTTATTCGAGTAACCCTCCCACTCCTTTGCTATATCAGGAAGGTATTTGTGCATATATCTTCTTTGTGCTTTACTTTTAAACGGCATCGGCTATCTTGTTTTATTTTTTTAGCTTCCTAAGCTTCCTAAGCTTCCTAAGCTTCCTGATTTTTCTAGGTTTTCTAGTGTCACTACTTGATTTAGAATCGCCACTATCTCCACTATCTCCACTGCTTTTATCTCTAAGCCCTTGGTATATATCTTCATTCAACCTATTTCTAAAGTCTCTATAGAAAGGAATTAATCCTGTCAGACCTCCAATCTCAAGAGGTATTCTCTGTTGTATTTCTCTTCGTTGTCTTTCTTTAGCATCCTCTTCTTTCTTCGGCTTAGAAAAGAAAAGTTTATTGGTCGAAAATATAAGGGACTTTAGAAGAGGTGTATAAGGACCAAATAAATTAGGAAGTATGTCTGAAGCTACATCAGTTTCTTTATAAGACTTCTCAGGAGGGATAATATTATACTGAACAAGGTTTTTGAATGGGTCATACTCTCCCTCTCTAATACCTAAATCTTCTCCATATCTTTCATTTGCTTGCTCGATAAAGTAGTTTTGTACCATTTTCACTATAGCACCAAAGTCTCTTCCAATAAATAGATTTGTTGCAGTGGAAAGTAATGCTCGGTAAACCCTTGTATATATACTTTCTTCTTTTTCCTCATCATCATCACCAAACATAAGTGAGTTTAATATAGGTATCATTAGTGTATACATAGTCATCCTTGCCGATACAGCAGTCATAAGTAAAGCACCTTTGCCCGGAGATATATCACCCCTACCCATCGCTGCATACATTCCTTTTCTAAATGCATTGTATTCAAACAATAAGAATCTCTGCATAAAGCTGTTTATAGTTTTGATTATAGAAGCTTTATCAGAAGCTCTCTTCTTATTCTTTAATATTCCCTGCAATGGATTATCTGTTGCACCAATAAGAACGGAATTTGAGTCTGCTTTTTTCTTCGCTTCATTGATAGCCTTCTCAAACTTCTCCATATATGCAGTATCATTCTCTGCAATCTTATCGAAGTTAACTTCTTCTCCTGTAATATTTTTGAACTCAGTTGCAAATGTACCAAACCACATCGGTCTTGTAACCAATTTATCCGGGGTGGTAATCATAAAGTCAGCAATAACCTCAACGCCTCTAGGATATTTTTTAAGATAGGAAAGTGCTTGGTTCACTCTATTGACTACAGGATTCTTTGCTGAGTCAGCAGCCATTCCCATCTTCTTTTCTATCATAGATGTCTCTACAAACCTACCGGATAATCCCTCACCATATACCCTTGCGGTCTCTTTACTCCTTACGTTATTCATTACCTCAACCCCTCTTTCACTAAAAGCAACCTTCATATTTTTAGGTTTACTTCCTTCAGTAAACTCAACAGGATTAATTAATGCAAAGCTATAGTTAGAAAGTAGCTCACCAAAAACTCTTGGTACACTTGCAAGCATAGACCGATAACCCTGCTTGGCTGCATACTGAAATATTTGCTCACCAATACTACTGCTTGTAAATGTATTCTCAAGCACATCAGCTATAGCTTGATTGTATGCGTCCCTAACACCTAAGAATATCTGTCTTTGCTGACCCGTATTATCAAGCTGCTCCTCCATCTTATTTAGAGTTCTATTAGCGGTCCTCAGTGGAGCTGTTAGATGGTAGTCCATAAGCGTCATCTTAGCTCCTCTCCTAACAGATGCAGTAATATCAAAGTTGATAGCCTTAGCTCCCTTTGTTCTTTCAATAAGGTTCTTGGCTTTAGTCGATGGCTTGATGTTCTCCATGTAGTTTTCACTAAGAGCACGGGAGTCGTCCACTGCTACACCATCGGTATTTAAAACCGACTGATGGATGTAGTCATTCAGAGGCTCTATTGATTCTCCTCTAATAACTGAGGCTGTATATGTAGCCTTATCTGTTAGCTTGGAGTTTATATCTTGAACCGTCTTTATCATATTAAGCTCGGCATAAACAAAACTGTCATCTAGTTTCTTTAAATCTATTTGACCATCTGTAGAATAATCTTCTAATATCCCCTGTAATATATCTGCCTCATAGTTTTGATTACTGTCTCTAAGCTTTTTAATTGTAGCCTCTATAACCTCAGCGGCAGGATTTACCTGAGGGTTGTTGGGGTTTGATTCAAACTCTTGCTGAACCATATAAGCCATCTGCTTATACTTAGATTCTAATATCTTATTGCCGTTGTTTTTAAACTTCTTTTGTAGCTGTACCTCTGCATCCTCGATAGTGTTGTAGACCTTGTTTAGCTCCGTGTTAAAAGTCGTAACCGCTTCTGCGGATTCTTCAAGTACAGAGTTAAATATTCTCTTGCTCGAGAAATCTCCAAGAACCATATCAATATTTATCAGAGGGTTTCTTTCTATAAGCTTGTAATATTTATTAGCATCCGAACCACTTTTATATAGTGTTTTAATTTTTGCTATCTGCGTACTCACGGCAAGTGGCTTAGCATCCCTGATACCTTCCGCTCCTGTCTTAGACCTGTTGATTGACTCTAAGTTCTCTGATGCCAACTGAACATAGTGAGTGACATACCCATTGTTTATATTGTCAATAGCCTTCTCAATGTTTTTAAGCTGTGCGTTGTTCAAGTCATCGATGGCATCAGTCTTTATAAGTCTTGCAAAATCTTTTACTAAAGCTTTCTCAATTGCTAACTCTATTCGGTCAACATTAACAGAAGATTTTTTAATATTCTTTATTAGAATCTCCTTCTCCTCCTCCATTTCTTTCTGCTTCTCTTCCTCTGTTTTGCCCTCTGCTTTTTCAATAGGCATAATCTCTGACTTAAACTTTCTCATCAGCTTAGCCTCGTCTTCTGTTATGACCTTATCCTTGAGCATCTGAGCAACTGTCTTAGCAAAGCTAACTGCTCCTGTCTTAGTAAACTCTTTATCCTCAAAGGCTTCAAACCTTTCTGAAAGCTCGCCAAGCTCTGAGTTCTGAACTGATAGCTCCTCAAATATTTTTGCTATTGTTTCTTTTACCTCAGTAGAATCCTTCAAGTTAAGCACAGTCTTTCTCTCACCGAATGAAGTAACAAGGTCGGAGTATTCCTCAAGCACGGAGTCAGGAATAATAGCAGGGCTTATGTTTAACAGTCTCCTTAACTCATAAGCCAACCCATCTGCCCCTCTACCAATCCTGCTATTAATGTTTTTCTTTGCTTGCTTGATGCTTTTGTTTAGGCTTGTCATCTTTGCTGCATAATCAACATCTGAGAACACCTTCTGCATATAGTCAACGAATGAATCAATAGACTTCTCACTTGATAGATTTACATTAGCGAATCTATTCGTTACTGCAAGAAGCTGTGCCTGAGATAGCTTGCCTTTGGATTTTCTCTGTATAGCTTTAAGCCTACTCTTGATTTCATCCTTGGCTTTTTTCTGAGCCATCTTATCAGCTCTAGTAATAGACCTATCAAACTTCAGTATGTCCTTAATAAGCTGTGCGTCCTTCTCTTTAATGTCAGTAATGTCCTCAACATTATTGAACAGCCTCTTAACCGCATCCTTTAGGTTGCCTCTGTTCGCTCTCTTGATTGCACTGACAGCCTGCTTACGAGTCAAATCCTTCTCACTCATTAGGTAATCCACAATCACTGCATCACGAATCTCAGCGGCCCTAGCTTTCTTTATAATATTCTGAGCAGACATTGAAGGTTTTATATTAGCTTTTTCAGCCATAAGCTGTAGGGCATCACCCATATCCGTTATCTCAGCACCCTCGAATAGCTGCCTGCCTGATAGTATGTCTACTGCCACTGCCTGTGTGAACTCATCAAGTGTGATATCATCAAGCTGCTCAGCTGTATACTTAGATATACCTGTAAGCTTTCTAACGAATCTATACAGTGTACTAAGCCAATCCTTGAAGCTCTTTCTCTTTGATTCTTTGACAAATGCTTCACCCTTGTCACCAATAGCTGTAGCTAATGCCTCCTCTAATATCTCCTGTTCAGTAGAATCTTTATAGGCAGGATTGTTTTTTACTTGCTGTTCATATTCAGAACCTTTTACAAGAGCAATACCTTTCTCGTATAGCTTAGGATTAGCCTCCTTGGCTACGTTCATCCATACGTGACCGAACTCATGGATAGGTGTGTTGTAGTTCTCAAGTGATGGGTTAAGATATAGCTTGCCTTGATATACAGCACCATAAACACTTTGGTCTTTTGTTATAAGCTCATTAGCCCCGGTCTCCTTGAGTAGTGTATCAAACTCGGCCTGCGTAGTTACCACCTCTACAGAGGGGAACGACCTTCTTAGAACAGACACAAATTCCTGATACCTTGAGGCATCTGTTTTGGCTTCTTGTGTTTCTTTAACTTGAAACTTCGTACGCTTACCTTCCTTAAGCTCAGTGATGATATTGTTATACCTCTTCTCAGTCTGTCTTATATCATCTCTTAAGTCTTCCTTCTGCTCAAATCCTTTTGTCCTAGATAATCTATTGGTTTTATCAGCTACAATCCTATCCCTTAACCTTTCAGCCCTATCAATCTCTTTCTGTACCTCTACAGATATCTTGGACTGCTGTTTCTTAGGTTTTTTCTTTTTTCTTCTTTGTTTTGTTTTAGCATCTTTAACAACGCTCTCTGTGAGCTGTTGAGTTTCAATCTTTCTTTTTTCTTCTTGTTCATAATATTGTATTTCATCTTTGTAGTATTCTTCTTTTTGCTCTTGAGTTAATTCGCTTAGATAATCTTCAGTAACTAAAATATCCTCATACTGACTCATCTCTTCGGGTGATAAAGAGCCAAGGAACTCAGAAGCTTCTGCGTCTTCTACTTCCTCAATTAATGCATCGGCTAATTCTGTTCTACTGCCGGTACTCATTATAATATCTATTAACTCATTTCGTATATCTTGTGGGTCAAGCTCTCCATCTGAGTTCTCCCAAATAATCTCAGATGCTCTTTCTACGCTTGGTAATTCAGAGTCATTTGTAAATCCTTTTGCTCCTCTAGTCAGCCATTTTAATACTTTCTTACTGTCACCTGTTTCCCTGCTTGCCGACTCACTGCTTATTTGACCACCTCGTACTAGAAAGTCTCTTGCTGCTTCATATGCATTTCTAGGTTGTTCAGTTGCCTCTAATGCTTTTTTTAATTTTTCGTTTCTTTCTTTAAGGGCTTGACTCTGTGTTATAACACCAATCGATTTTGCCTCTAACTCAGACCACACTGATGATAAATAAACGGAAGTTGTTCCGTCTCTCTTTTTTCTTTCCGCAAATTTCTTAATCTGCTTTCCGGTTTTGGGATTGATTGCAGATACCAACTTATCATTTTCATCTAATTCTACTTTGTATTCTACGCCCTTTTGTGTTTTTAAGTTTTTTGTTGTAGTTTTTTTAGGCTTCTTCTTAGTCACCTTCTCCTTGACAACAGGCGTTTCCTGTACCACCTCTTCAGTAACCTGCTCAACTACAGGTGCCTCCTCTACTACCTGCTCTTGTGCCGCAGGCTCACCCAACACCTCACGCATCTGAGCACGCTCATCCTCAGTTACAGGAGCCTCTTCAGTTACGGTAGTCTCTTCAACTACATCCTCTGTGACAGGGTCTTGCTCTTGGGGGGTCATAATGTTTTCTATCTCCTCAGAGCGTGTGACATTCTCTATACTCTCAGGTCTGCTTTTATCTATCTCTTCTTTTACAGTTTCTTCAGCAACATTTATATCACCAACAATTTTTAATAAGCCATCTATTTCTTTTACTCGGTCCTCTTGTGATGCCACTAACTCAGGACTCTTGTTTTGCATACTTCTTTGAAGGCCTCTCTTTTCTTTTAGTAGATTGAAAGCTTCCATCTTTCTTCTTGAACTCAAAGTTTCAGGAATACTTTGAGCAATTTCCCTTGATTCATCAAGCTCCACCTCTAACAACTCTGCTTGCTCCTGTGTTATTTGTTTAGATGCACTAAATGCTTTTATTTCTGCTATTGCTTTTTCAAACTTAGCATCATCCATTATATCAGCATAACCCTTCTCAAATGTTTTTACACTTTCCTTCGCTTCAGTATCAAAACCTTTAGCTAATGATTTTGTGCCGTGAAATACAGAAGCAAATCCTCCACCTGCTAAACCACCAATCTTAACTTGTTCTACTATCTGTTCAGCCCACTGCTCTCTACCTTCTTTAGTGGTCCAATCAGGGACTTGAAATATTTCCTTATCATATATAGCATTAAACAATCTTTTATTTATGTCCTCAGCTAATGCCTGCGTTCCCTCGGTTGCTCCCTCATATATCATACCCTCTGCAACCTTAAGGCCACCTGAAAGTAATTTTGTTTTTACACTATTTCTTACAGCCTGCTCAATAGCTTCTTGAGAAGCATCTGAAGGTAAATCTTTTATTGATGTTAAGATAAGGTTTTTAAACATCCCACTAGTCGCAGGAGTTATAAGGCTTTGAGCACCATATGTCTCCAATGCACCCTCAACTGTACCCATCAATAATCCTATCAATCCTTTTTGATATTCAGGAATATCCTCTTCCTTTAAAAGCCTCTCTGTCCTTGGTGCTGTAGCCGTAAGGAAGGAGCCAAAAGTGGCGTATGGATTTCCCATACCCAATGCCATGTGAGTAGCGGAGTTTGCCATAGTATTCAAAACGGTTTGAAGTAAATCTCTTTCAGCTATAGACTCAGGAGTTGTTCCGCTAATCTGATTTATAGAGGACTCAATCGCACTCATAAGCCCCTCCTTAGCTTCCTTTGCACCCTCGCCTCCAAACGCATCATAAATGTTTGCTCCTGTCATCGAAACAAACTTTGCAGGTGACATTAAAGCTTCAGTAATACCTGCACCAATAGCACTTGATAAGGTTCCTTTCTGTGCTAGCTCCCCTTTATAGAAAGCATCTGCCTGTGCCATCTTCTTTCTGAACTCAGCCATCATCTTATCTGAAATGTTGTCTTTGTATTGGTCAAGGTATTTGTTTATTTGGTCAAAATCTACAGTCTCAAAAGCCCTTGTAGTACCATACATTGACGGAGCGTTCTTGTCACCAAACTTCTGAGGATTACTAAGCATATAGTCATACATCTTAAGCCTCCACAAAAGGTCGCCTGATTCAGACTTGTCTTCACTTAAAAAAGCTTTGTCTTTTTTGGTTAGCAAAGCCCCCTGCATAAACTCTCTTATACGTTTTTCAGGCTCATTGTCTTCCCCTAAAAAAATCTCTAAAGAGTTTACCACTCCACCATCAGGAGCTACTGTAGAGATTGTTACGAAATCACCCGTGATGCCTGTTCCTTCTATTCTAAACTCAGGGAATAATCTTTTTAAATTCTGAACCGTAGCGTCCTCATCTCCAACGACAACGGCTCTTGTTAATAAAGAATTATCTTTGTTATCGTTCTCGTACTCAGTGCCAACCAATAAAGGGTCTGTGTTACCTGATATCTTTTTATAAGCTTCCCATTCCTGCCTACCGTAAGAGTCATAAAAATTTTCTAAGGATTTATTATATACCTCCTCGAATGAATCAGATGTTAAGACACGCCCTTTATTTTTATTGTAAAGCTCAGTAGATATATTATCTATAATAAAATCTCTCTTTAATTTATTTTTGTGAATATCCTTTATATTCGCTCGCCTTGTCTCATCATCTAGGCTGAGTGTTAAATCAATTTCAGAAGATGGTATTAATAATCGTGAGTCAGCAGTTATTATATCTCTAATTAATCTTTGCTTCTTTTGAGAAGGTAAAAGGTTTTTACTCTCTGCGTATTGCTTGAATAATTCATTCCTTTTAAGATTGATATAAAAATCAAGACTCACGGGCTCTTCGCCTCTTGCTATAAGTTCTTGGTTTCTATTGTTTATATTATTAATTTCTTCAACGGTTAAAATGTCATCCCCGATTTCCTCGCTAAATTCTTGAAACATTTTACCGTCTAAGTCTTCTTTATCTTCAAGCAAAGAAACATACTCTGCCGGAGAAATCATCTCAAGATTTTGTTGAGATGCCACAGCATTGTAATTATCTAATAAAAGACCCTTTAATCTTTCTTTGTTTTTACGCTCGACTTCCTGTTCTTCCTTATAAGAATCAATGTCTTTAGTGGTAACAATTTTTTTCTTAGGGTTTTTTAATCGTATATCGGTTGCAATTACTTCTTCCTCACTAGGTGTATACTGAACTTTTTTAGCGTCTTCAAAGTCAAACCTACCTTTTGTGAAATCTGCAGACTCTAATTTTCCTACCTGAGCTCTTGAAGGTTTTTCAAATTGAGTATCCATCTGAGCCACAGCTTGCTCAGTAATAGGCATCTCTTCTTCAGGTACACGCTGAAAACCTTTTCTTCCAATCTGTTCAAATATTTCTTTACTCTTCCTTTGTGATTCCGATAAACCATCTTCCGATACGGATACCGTATCTTCTTTTTTTTTTAATGGGTCTTCAAGCACCTCAGGGCCTGCAGATGTAGGTGCATAACCAACTAATACATCAAAGTCTGATTTGTTTTTAGTGTATCCATCTGCTCTAGCTAACATATACATCTGCTGAACAGCATCTGAATTGCCACCCATAAGGACCTTAAAGTCTTCATAACTCTTTGTATAGCCATCTCCTTTAGCGAGTCCATACAATACCTGTAGTGCTTCTTCGTTCATTCTATTTTTTTAATATCCTGCCATCGAATTACTTTCACCTCTCTTTTTAAGCCCTGCAGTCATATCCGAAATTCCTATTTGAGCCTCAATCAGTTGTAAAAAATCCGCCTCAGTTGCGTCTTGTTCTAATCGTTTATCCCCCACCATATAAACGAAATCATCACCAAACAGAGATGAAAATATTCCTCCTCCTTCTAATTGTGCTTTATTTACAGGCACTCCAAATAAAGACGCAAATTCAAGAAGTTTGTCTCTATCTATAGTTCCATCATTCTTATATATCTTTGCTTTTTCTTTTTTATAAAAATCAGAAGCAATCTTCTCTTCTTTTCTTTTAGCAGCTGTCGCTCCGCCTCCTGTCTGAGGAGTAAATCCTTGTGTTGCTGAAACCTTTCTGTTTAGCCCCGCTAGTACCTGCTCTCCCATCTTCTCTTTCATATAGTCAAGAAGCTTCTTCCCTGACTCTGATGTGAAGTCAGCCTGTGGCATACCACCATCGGGCTGCTCTGAGTTAGCGACTAAAAGAAGTGTGTGCTCATTAACTTTTCCCGTCTTAGGATTTATTTTTTTTAAATCTGCAGGGTCTCGTGTGAGCTCAATCTTCTCACCGTCCGGACCGTATACCAAGAAGTCTTGCAATGTACTCAATGCGTTGTAAGGATTGCTCTCGAAATACCCAACTATTTTTGTCTCTAAAGCATCAGTAAACTTTTTGCCATCCTCACCCATCTGCGTTACATCATTTATTGTTGTAAGCTTTCCTCCGCTTCCTCTAGTGAGTATCTGATAGTCTGTAGCAAATGAATCAATGATACCATCAACAGCACCTGCCGCATCAAACTTGTCTATCTGAGCACTGAGAGCAAAGTTTAATGAGTTGAGTGTTCTATAGTCACTAGGGTTGTTACTCATCTTAGCAGTGTAAGGATTGGTCTGCGGGTCATAAGGTTTGCTTGGGTCACGAGGTACTCTCATACCTGCACTCACCTGACCATCTGCCGGATTGATATACAGTGATGATGCTGTTAGGTTTCCGAATCCTTCAACCTCTCCAAGAAGAAATGCTTCTAATCCTGAACCATCTCCATCGGGCTTCTGACGCTCCATATATTCTCCGTACTTATCATTGTACTTCTTCATTATATCAAAGGCATCTGATGTACCCTGCTTGAGGTTCTCTCTGCTTACTAGATAATCTTTTAATGAAAGCTTTCCTGCCTTAAGGTTTCTAAGCTGCATCAGCTGAAACTGTTGTGCGTTATTGGCATACTCTAACGCCCACTTATTCATACCCCTATGCTCTCCCTGCGGAGAGTTCATAAGCGTCTCACCAAATTCTCTTGAGGCCTTATCAATGTCAGCCTTCATCTTGTCACGATTTTCCTGCTCCTTGAGTAGGGTGTCTGACATTGTCTTACCTATGGCTCCCCAATCGACATAGTCCTCTGCACTTCGTTCTGCGTATTTAAAGTATGTAGCCATGTATTGTTATTTTAAAGTCCGCCCGTAAAAGTTCCTGCTCCTCCAAATAAAGTTCCTAATGCATAAGGAGTTGAATCTACCCCCATAGCACTTGGGTCTATTTGACCTTCAGCAGACGACTGTACATCCACGGTATTTAAGCCTTGGTCTCCAATTATAATATTGTTTGGTTGTGAAGGAACTGACATAGACCTATTACTCATTGGTGAAGATTTTTTATTTTTTCCATACAGCTCAAAGATTGCTTCTCCGGTTACAGGATTAACAGCAGCTAGACCTTTTGCCGCCCCTGTAAGAGACCCAAAGCCTGATGTGATTGCTGCAGCCTTAGCTGCCTGTTCATCTGCCGCTGCCTTCTGTGCTCCTGCTGCCTCTTGTAAGGACAACTGAGCTAACTCACGTGCAGCTCTTGCATCGTCTTCAGCCTGTAGCTTCTCTATACTCTCAAGCTGTTGTATCTTTGCATCTCTTATGTCTGCCTGTGCTTCATTACTCGCCATAGCTATAGCACCTGCACGACCCATACCTGCAGCTCCCATCTCGGCTGCTGCCTGAGTTGCTTGTGCTGCCTGTGCTGCAAACGCCTCACGCTGTCTCTCGTATGGACTATCGCTTACTGTTAATGCTTCAAAAGGTTTGAGCTGTATTTGTTTCTTGGCTTCATTCACAGCCTCTTGTGCTGCTTTATTGGCCTTATCTATTTCTTTTTGTCGTTGACCTGCTTGGAGAAAAGAGCCAACCCCTGACAGGGCCTGTACTCCTAATCCAATTGCTGCTAATACTGCCATGTAAATATTCTTTGATTACTTACAAAGATAGTAAAATTAAGGAAAAGATTTCATCACCTCGCTCTCTACTGCAAATAACTCTGTAGCAGTGGTGTCTGTATTTGTTAATACAAACTTACAGTAGTGCCCAAGTATACCATGTGATTCAGCAACCTGATTCTTTGCAAACATAAAGTAGTCAGTAGTTCCTGCAGGTAAACTACCTGCCGTTGTATCTACAATAATCTTATTAATTCCTGCGGGTAGGTCTACCTGAATATTTGTTATTGTACCACATAACACAGGTGTAGAGTTTGGTCCTACAGGTATACTGTAGTTCTGCCCTATCACAGGGAAAATATTAGTGTTTAGCGTTAGGGTAGTAGTACCTACAACACTAACAGTTGTTGATGTATTAGGTACAACAGTGGTGTTAATAACTGTGTCTCCCGGCTGTATTCCTAGGGTGGTAAAGTTTTTTGTAGCATCAGTCAGTGTAGTTCCTGATGTTGAGTTTGTTCCTACAGGAGCCGCAATAAAATACAATGTATCTCCTACACTCACAATACTCCCTATGTCTGTGCCTATAGCAAAGATAATCTCTGCAGCAGCAGGTGCTGCCACGTTAGTGTTTGAGCTAGCTCCTATACCATTCAATGAGCGTAGTGGATACTCTCCTGCATCTGCAGGTGTAGCTCCTGTGTTACGCATAAACGCATACCAAGCTCCCTCCTTCTTTACAAAGAAAGAAGCATCAATTGACCCTGTGGTCTGTTGGTCTGAGGTATATGTACCACTCCAAGCTGAGTCAGACTCAAGGTTAATAGTCTTGAACAGCTTATTCTCAAGAGGCTGCTCGTTAAATATGCTTGTTATCTGTGAGTTATACTGTACACCATAGTAGTTATTGCGAAGGTCATTTGTATTATGACGGTATATGTTACCACCCTTAAATGAGTACAGGTAGTTATTCATCCCTATCATCATATCAGGATGATATGAATAGAATGAAGGGAACCCCTGTGCTGATTCGCTATATGTTAGTGTGTAGTTTCCTGTTAATGCTGCCATATCTATATAGTAAAGTAATCGTAAATAATGTACATGTATTGGTCAGTCCCCACAGCGGGTAGTGTCACGGTCCCTGTCACCTTTGGTGTGAAACCTGTTAAAGGAAGTGGTGTAGCTGCCGCTAGTAATGCTGTGATGTCTGCAGGAGTGTTATTGTATAGAAGAGGACTTCGTAGGAACATCAGCCTATTAGTTGCACTAAAAGAAAAACTATCAGATAACCTTTTGTTACTAATAATAGAAAGTACAGCCCCATTGTTAGGTATAATACCACCCCCTTGTGGAGCAGTAATAACTGTATAGTCGCTCACCTCTTCCGTTGCCGCATCGCCATCACCAAGTGCAAGCCTTACCCTCTTACTATGTAGGGGAGAGACAAATGTTGAGCCCTCAGTCCATTGATACTGATTATGAATAGTATCACCTACCTGTGCGTCTCTACTTACACATACCTCAATAAGAGTTATCTGCTGTGCTTGCGGACATCCTACCGTTATATCAAGTACAACAGTCTCCTTTCCTCCAAGTGAAGCAGGTGTGAGTGTTATTACCACGTCCTCATCGGCAACACTGTTCTTTGTAAAGTTAAATGTTCCCGCACCTGTTGTATTGATATTGGTAGACGTACCCGTATAGTCCTCAGCTATTGTTATTGAGCCTGCATTTGCAAATGATATAATATTATATGATATCTCACAAGTTCCCACAGTGTCTCCTACGTTTACTGTAAATGAAACGGGTGAAGCCGCTGTAACTGTTAATCTTCTTTGAACACCACAATTAACTACAACAGGTTCTGTTGGTAGCTTTTTAGTATTGGAAGATAATACAAACTCATTCATGTATGGGTCAAATGCTCCAAGCTTTTGAGTATCAAAGCCTCCTAAAAATAAATCTCTAAACCAAGAACGCATACCGAACTCAGACAACACCGTTAGCTGCTCGTTCTGCCCTGAGCCCCTAAGTTGTATCAAAGCACCTCTCTTTGCATCTGTAAAGAACTTATCGTATCCATACTGAACAAAGCTTTCAGGATTAGAGCTGATACCATACTGCTCAACTCTTGCAATCTGAGTTCCAAGAACCTCAGGTACTGATGTGACTGCACTCCCACCTGCGGCATCTGATAATAAATTTTTACCCTCTTGAACGTATGATATCTTATCTTCCTGAAGTGTAAGGATGTCTGTCTCCCTTCCTGATATTATCTGTATAGGACCAAATGACTCCTCAAGATTTTTAAAGTTAAGGATGCCTAAGTTAAACTCATTCAGCTTATTAACATTTGTCTCTGTGTTAAACACACCACTATATGTGAGGGCTGCAAATCTATCAGCCTCTTTATAATCCTCTGCCGATGTGCTAAAAACTCTTTCGCCCATTCCAAACTCTTTACCTTTTAAAGAGTCTCTTACCCTATAGCTCTCCACTCCGTTCCCAAAAGAATAGCAGTTTCCAAAGTCTGTATTGACAACACCTTCGTTTACTGCTGATTGATTCTGAACATTTCCTGTATGGAATCCCGTTGCTTGGTCAATGGCATATGACTCCGATGATTCATACCACACATCAGCTAAGGCATCGCTTGGCTCTGTCTCAAAAACTAAAAAATTAGCATTCCTTCTTATGAACCAAATTACACTTACATAAGACTTACCTGAAGAACCTCCAAGGGGTACACCAAATGACTCGGCTCCTTTAAAAACAAACCGAATCTCAAAAGTACCCAAGTCTAAAAACCAAACAAAACTACCCACAGGCTGTGAGTCTAAACTATAGTTGTTTGCTGTACTATTAACAACTCCTACATAATTAAAACTAGATATAGAAGCTTGTCCTTGATTTATTATATTAGCGTTTACAATTAAATTTATACTATTATCTGTAAACCAATCTATTATAGTAGGATAGCTTTCTGTCGCAGTAAAATTCTGCGAAAACAAAGCATCAATAGTTTGCACTGAGCCGTTAGGTCCATCAGAATTTCTTGTTATCTGCATTAAAAAGCTTATTGTAGACCCTACAGGGATATCCGCATCTGAAGGGAAAGGACCCGTTAGAGGAGGAACTCCCGAAGTATTTCCTGTACCTCCACTCAGGCCATTGTAAACATTTATAGGAATAGCACCAAAGTTTCCTCCCTCAACCTGATAAAATGTTGGAGTAGTTTTAGGAAATGTTGTTTCTAGTGTTGCGTCAACAGAAAAATCAGTAGGCAATACCTTCATATAAACTCCTGCGGGAGGTGTTGCTCCCGAAGATGTAGTTATAAATCCTGAGCCATGTGCCTTTTTTTCCAATACCTTAACAGACCTGCAGTTAGAAACAAATCCATCAGAGTCTCTTTTGACAATTAGCCTAGCATCTTCTTCAACTTTTTGAGCATTCTCACCCTCAAGTTTTATGTATGCAAAATCGCTTTCTGCATCTAAATAAAATCTGTCTGCATAAATAGTTTGATAACCTTCCAAGTCCGGTTTAATACAGAACTTATATCTTGTAGCAAAAGATGGTGCTAACTGATATGTAGGTATGGTTACTTTTATTCTGTTTTTTAAAGCAGAAACACCGCAAGGTGTATATACTGAATTAAATTCACTAACCAAGGCTGTGCTAGCCCTACCAAAATCATCCATATATATAATTCCTATCTCATAGTTTCTATTACTATGAAGACTCAATGATGATGATGATGATTTAAATAGTGCGTTGGGACTAGATATGTCAAAATATTCATATGCACTATCTGTCGCAGGGTCATTTGGATTGGCAATATCTGTTACCCGCCTCATCGCTAACACCGTAAAAGTGATTGAACTATTTCCAACACTACTACCTATAAGTATACCCTCGCCATTATTTTGAGTTCCCGGAGGAGTTATAGCAGATGTTCTTCCCGACACATACTTTGTCCAAGTAGTGGCCAATGCGGAATCTAATACATTTGTAATGTTACAATTGTAGCTATCAGTGAATGTAATACCTGAACAAGACGTAGGATTAGTAGGGTCATATACAGGCAAGATTGTTCCTCCCGGCAACGCTGTCCCAACCTTATCTATAAAATCTTGGTCAGTGGCTAAATCATTTACAGAAGCAAAGTCTTTTTGCAACTGATATGTAAAAGATACAGGGGTACTTACCGACTGCTCTGTTGGCACTGTTGTGGGAGAAGCTGAATTACTAAAGGTAGCGTGTATTAATGTAAAAGATATGGATATCTCAGAGCCTCTCGTTAACTCTAAGCCCTGAAGATTTACAGATAAAAGAGAATTGGTAGTGACAGAGCCATCAAAAGTAAATTCATGAGACGATGCCACCGCTGAAAGCGTTACAACACTTACTGATTCTGATATTAAATCTGCATCAAAGTCTAGCCTTAATGCATTATTATTTTTGTCTCTTAAATTATATCCCTCTACATAGTTTCCATAAACCAATCTATTCCCCATGACAGTCTGTGCCTGAGCGAATCTAGGGACATTGTCAAAAAGTCTCAGCAGCTCTGAGTCAGGCAATACGGTGAATATCTGATTAGAGTTAAAAACAAAAGTATAGTCAGTATTGTCCGCAAATCCTTCATCGGTTTTATCAAACTTTCGTGCAACCTTTATAACATTGCTCTCAGATTCTTTGAAAATTAAATCAATACCTTTAACTAAAGGTCCTCCTGAGTTGTAGGTTACATTAATTTCGTTATTAATATTCTGCATACCTTCATTTAGCTGTGATGCGTCACTATAATCAAATGGTCCACTTGCAAAAGCAGGTTTTGAAAATGGTGAAGTTGCTGAATACTGATTATTCTCATAGCGATACCTATAAGCAAAGCACAGAAACCTATCTTTAACATAGTTCTCATCTCCTCCGGTATCTGATAATGTAAGTGTTGGAGCCGTTAAAGGCGGCTTCTTTATTACAAGCAGTTCCTCTGCTGTAAATTGGTCTACCCCTCCTGATGGCTCGGCATAGTTCTTATTGATATCAATAAACCTAGGTGCGTTATAGTCATCAGTGAAGAATAAAAAGTCCTCTACCATATCTATACCTGTTATAAGATATGTAGGGTTAAAGTTTAGAGTGGTATTGGATGTGCTACCATCACGCTCACTAACTACATGATACGTTAATATATCTTCCTTTACATTTAAAGATACTATAAGGTCAAGCTTATTTATGGCTCCTGATGAAAAGCTACGGTCATGAATAAACCAATATATAGTCTCACGGGTTCCGTCCTCAAAAGCACCAATACATCGAGCGTTACTGCTTAAAGCATTACCGTCAAACTCAAGTGTTGTAAGCTGAGTGTTACCCTTTGAGTTCTCTACCGAGCCTATCTCTGACTGCTCAGTAGAACCAAGTCTTACGTTTAAGGCATCAATGTATTCTCCATTGGGTACGAGTCTTTCATCGACACCCTTATTCATTTTGCCCGATATAAAATGTCGCTTTGTATTAGCCATCTATTTCATCCATTTATCACGCCCTCGAAGATTCATTAATAATCTTCCGGGGTGAATATTACTTATTCTGATTTTAGCATTGCGTAGCTCTGCACTCTTCTTCCTGCGAGCCCGAGCAATTACATACTCCTGTGTGTTGAGCTTTGAATTTAAAACCTCATATGTAATGTAAGAGTATATGTACTGCTCAAATAACTTGTTTACCTGAACCAATGAGTCTGCACCATTCTCCATACCATCAGATACATACTCTAGTATGCACGACTCACCCGACATAGAGGAGTCAAAATTTATTACGCCTGAGCGTTTATCTATCTTAAAGGTAGGATTAGCATTAGCCGTCTCTGTATTAAGGCCATAGAACGCTCCTATACCGTAGTCAAAGTACCAATACCCATCATAGTTATATCCCTCGAATCCGTGAAACGGACTAGCCTCATTAAGGTAGATGCTTTTCTGTGTACCTGTAATTCTATCCATATCAAGCTCAGAGAACTCAGGCTTCAGTACGTTTCCGTCTTCGTCAAATAATATCTTATAGTTATTGTCCTGTAGGTAAGCACTCGAGCTATTGATTTGAATATTCTCAGTCAAAGGACGAATCAATCCATCCTTGTACAGTGATACCCTAACCCAATTGACATAGTCAGGTGGTAAAACAAACCTCAAGGCATCGTCTACATTTAGCTGTAGTACCTTAATCTCTTTGAACGCATCATAGTTTAACTCCTGAATCCCTCGCTTTGCGTGGAATAATATCTTGTATCTCTCCTCGTTATTAACTATCGAGTGGTTCCCTGAATACATCAGCATATAGTTATTTACAATATCATATAGGCTGACATACTGATAGGAGCCCCAATTAGCATCCTCAGGATTCTTGCCATCATTCTCATAGTATTGGTATTGTGATATATACGCCATTATCTTTCTTTTTGGTCATTCATTGTTTCCTCTCCTTTACCAAACTGCACTGCCGCTACCTCTCTTATAGACATTCCTGCATATTGAAGTATCTTATTGACTAACTCTACTTGGTCATCGTTACTCAACTCAAAGTCTTGGAAGTCAGGCTGAGTAGAATCAAACATTGGCTCACCGTTTGTTAGTGTTACATACGTCCACTTAGGGTCCTTAGGATATCTTATGTACTGACAGAGTATTCCCTCTGTTAGTGTTGATGGGAAAGCAGTTAGCAACGATGCCTCTTGCGTGTACGCAGGAAACATTCTACTTGGTGCTGTCAGCATAGAGTTATTAAGCATTGTAATCTTAGAGTGTGTAACCTTCTCAAGCTCATTTTGCTTAGGTTTAAATATAATATATTCTGCACCAAGGTTTACTAATCCATCAAATATCCCTGCAGATAAGTTTAATGATTGACCACTAGCTATACTAGTTACCGTTGCGTGTGTTGGTGGTGTCGGTAAAAGATTAAAAACAATATCTCCTGCCTGAACATCTGTGGCCCTAAAGGTTGCATTACTATCTATAAGCTGCGTTGCAGAGACGGTTGTTATTGTTCCTGTTGCAGCTATTGTCTCATATCCTAATACCTTGTTAATAAGGTAGTAGTCATCACCCGTATATGCGGGTGCAGGTAAAAAGAATGTGTTGTTGGTATTGTGTGTAAGGTATTTTGTTTCTGAAAAAATCTCAATCACTTCCTCATACCCCTTCTTGATATCAGCTAGCCCTGTACCTGACTGTCTAGCATTCTCTTTATTTATCTGATAGTTATACTGATAGAAGTAATCATCAAAGATATCTAGCTGAGCCTGCTTAGCAAACAGATTGAAGTCTGATGGGGATATGTAACCGTAGTTGTTTTTGTTTAAAACGGACAGTACCGTATTCCTTACTGAGTTAATCATCTTTATTGTTTACACAAAGATAATGAAAAAAAAAGAGGGCTCCTTAAAAGCCCTCTCCTGTTAATTGTTTAGTAACTAACTCTATACGTTAAGAATACTTGTTACCGCTTTTGGAAGTACCACTTCGTAGTATGCTTTCTGCCAAGAAGTAGCGATAGCTGTTTCAATAGCATTTAAAATCTCAGTATATACATCTGAGCCTACCTGAGCAGCAGTGGTTACTGTAGTTGTAGTACCATCAAAATACTTAATAGTAACTGTAGCTGCGGTAGCATTTGCGGTAGCAACTGCTTTAATTCCGTTAATAGCAATCAATTGACCTGTAACAGGTGCGTTTGTAACTTTCAAAAATTTTTCCATTTGTAAAAAATATTAATGGGTTAATAATGTCACAAAGATACATAAAAAAAGGGACCTGTTTAGGTCCCTTTTTGCTTAAATAAACATTCAAACATTCGTTATGAGGATTACAAATGTACAAATAATATACCAAATAAAAAAATTATAATAACTTTTCTAAAACCTTCAGTGCCTCTACACCCTCATCGCTCTTGAAATAAGTAGCGACAGTGAAGTGACCGTCCTCTCCGAAAGGAACTGTAAGTAGCTTCTTTTTATTTGTAGTGGTATTATACCATACCTCCTTCTGATTCTTTCTAAACTGAATGATTCCTTTATCAAACATCATCATCACCTTTGACTGTAGCTTCAGTTCAGGGTCTCTAACAACGTCTAAGAACTCTTCAGGATAGTTACGAGCGTACACAAGTATGTCTCGCTTCATCTCGGCTGTAGAAATCTTTGATACATCTACACCAAATAATACTGCAGAGATGCTCTCAAGCTGCTCGATACTCAGCTGTCGTGCTTCAATCAATGCATCGACCTCTAGGTTTAAAATCTCTACATCCTCTGATGCATCCTTCTCATCGTTAATCTCTTCATACTTTAATCCATTCATTGGATGATAGTATAAGAACTTCTGAAGTACCTGATTATTTTTTGGTACATAAAGCATACCATCCTCAAAGATTATAGGCTCAACAATTGCATTGCCGTCCTGCTCATCTTCAAATGGAGTCTTCTGATTTCGTGCGTATCTTAATGGTTTGTTTACCCCTGTCTCTTCATCAAACCATAGTAGTGGATATCGTTTAGTATTACGAGTTGGTAACATAAACGTAAGTGGGGAGTTTTGTTTTTTAAGCCTATAGGCTTTGTCTGTGTATTTCTCTTTCTTTTGCATTAGATAAAATTTAATTTTTAAAAAATAGGGAGTGCCCTAAGACACTCCCTTGTATTGTAGTAACTATTCTTACTCTTGGAATAAGAAGAAGTTGTTCGCTCCTAGAGTACATACTGCTCTCTCAGAAAGGAAGTTTACTTCCATTGCATCTAAGTCAGAAGTACGAGCCCCTCCGGCTGAACCTGTAATCCAAGTCTTGTATCGTCTGTCTTCAGTCTCTGAAGCTCTGTAACGTACGTGAAGGAAAGGACGCTTAGCATTCTTACCCATGATTTGGTCATATACAGTAGTTGAACCTGCAGGTACTAATAGTCCGTTTACACGTCCTGAGTTAGCTCCTGTTGGAAGTCCACCTCTCATTGTTGGGTCGTTCAAGTATTTCCAATCAGACTTGTAGAAGTCATATCCTCTTCGGAATCCTGTGAATCCAAGGTTAAGTGCCATCTCTTCGTCATTGTCAAACAATCCGTAAGATGTACCACCTGCACCATAAGAGTTCTGAGCTGCTAACATATCATCAATGTCGAATCCAAACTGTCGGTCTAGGAAGATAACATTCTCCTCGATAGCACCTTGCTTGTCAAGACGTGAGATAACAGCATCGAAGTCTGCAAGTGCGACAGGGTTTCCACCGCCCCATACATTTCCTCGGTTCTCTACTACGTAGAAGATACCTTCAGAACCTTTGTTACCAAAGTTGTCGTTCATTCCTGCTCCTCCTCCTGCGTTAGACGCTCCTGAACCTGCTTCTGCAGGAACCGCCTCAATCATTGCAGTCTCAAGATAGTCGTCAAAACGTAGACGAGTCTCGTGCTCAGACTTCAAATACCACAAGTATCCTGTAGCTCCGTTCTCTGTCTGTACTTCAATCCATCCAATCTGTGCCATGTCAGAACCTGATACCTCATACTTATCTTTTAAGATAATTGGAGAGTTATCAAAAATCATGTCGTCAGCCTCTAAGGAACCTGCCATTCCGATTGTTCCTTTTCTGAACTCAGAACCGTAGATGAATACTGTAACATCAGAGTTACCTACTCCTGTACCCGCTGTAACAAGACCTGCCGCCTCATATAAGGCTACGGTAAATGTATTTGGTGATACTACTGCTGTAACAACTCCTTTGTTGCTTCCGCTTCCGTTGTTCTGAACAATCATAACCGTCTGTCCTGTACGGATAGCGATAGATGGTGTTCCTAAAGCTCCTGCTGTTGAACCTGCAGGTGCTAAAGCGTCATTCACTTGGAATGTAGCTTGAAGAGCTGCTCCCGCTGCTGCTGTTCCTACCTGAGTGTATTTCGTGTGTAATCTTCCTTGCTCTGCCCATTTGATAAGGTCTGAGTTAGAAGGCATCTCTGCTCCTACTAATCGTAGGAAAGATGCAATTGTTCTATTACCATAACGCTCGAACTCTTTCTCATATGTATCAGGAAGATACTGATTCAAAAAGTCGAAGTTGGTAATGTAGTTTGTTGCTGTGGGAATCTGCGTTGCAGATGGCTGCAAATCAAATCCCGGTACTGCTTGTACTGCCATTTTCTTTTTCTTTTAAAATTATTTTTTCTTTATACTTCTTATTTTCAAGCCTTTACCCGAATCAGGGTTGACAGCTCGAATCTGCATCCCTCCCTTTGTTGTCGCCTCGGGTGCTGTACGCTCAGACATCTCTATATTTTTCATCTTGCGTGTAACATCCTCGGTTGCAGAAGCCTTCCCTTGTTCGTAAAAGAACTGAGCAAACTTCTCAGGGTTTGATGCAACTGCTATTGCCCTATGGTATCCTGCAGCATCTGAGATTAAGCCATCATCTGTCATGTACTTATTTATAAAGGTCATAACATTTGACTGCTCCTTCTTTAATGCTTCTGCGGACTGCGGTGAATATAAGACGGAGTTACCATCAACAGAGAACTCAAAACCTTTGAACTCTCCTCCGAACACCTCGTTGGTTTTTTCAATAAACCAATCTCGTCTACGCTCCCCCTCAACCTTTTGGGTCTCAGCAGATTTTATATATTGCCTATAGCTCTCAAGCTCCTCCGAACTAACTCCCGAGCTCTCACCTCCACTTGACTCAAGTGGCTGCTTGTATTGCTCCTTCATTCCGTTGAAGTAACTCTTGGCTTTTGCAATCTCTTTTTTCTTTGCTAGCTTTATTTTTTTAATATCCAACTCTTCATCAACCTCTTCGTCATAATCAAACTCGTCAAGCATAATGTCGATGTCTTCATCGTCAAGCCCCTCTTCAGTGGCTTTATAATAAGACTCTAGCAAATCATCAGGGTTCATCTCATCGAAGTCTTGTTGTAATTTAACAAAGTCCTCGAATCCACGACCCGTCTCTTGTTTGTATTTAAGATAGGCTGCTACATCTTCAGGTAATTCCTCTGAAGATTCTCGCTCAGACACCAACTCATCAAAAGAGTTAATCTCTTTGCCGTATCTTTTTCTAATATATGAAAGAACGTCCTCCTCACTTAACTCTGAGGATTGAGTTTCTATCTCGCCTTCCGGCTTTGTTTCTTCTTTCTCTTGTGTGGATTCTACACTCTCAGTGCTTGACTCCACTACTTCATTGTTAGTCTCTCCTGATTCGTTATTTAACGACTCTTCGTGTTTTTCAAGAAGCTCCTTCTCTACTTCTTGTGTTGATTTACTCTCAGGAGTACCAACTGCTGTTACTTTAATTTCCATTTAATTTGATTTTTACAAAGTTAGTTATTTTTTTCGAGCGATTTAGCGGGGTTCAAACTCAGCTAAATCAAATCCATCTAAGCTGTCCTCGTTAGATTCAAACTTCTGTGGAGGTAGATTGTTCTTTCTCTGATTTATTAACTGTGACTGCTCCGTATTCTGTTGGCTAATCCTTTCAGATTTAGCCTTCTCTCTCTGAGTCTCTCTACTCTGTAGAGCATTTTCAGATACATCCCGCAGACTCATGCTGTATTTAAATTCTTCAGCCATTAGCTGTCTTTTAAGCTCTGCCTCGTTCTTCATCTTCTCAATATCAAAAGCAATCTCAGCCTGCTTAATCTGCATCTTAGACTGTGTCTCAGCCTGTATCTTCTGCATAGCTGTCTCTGCGGCCATCTGTTGAGATTGCAACTGAGTCTGTTGTTGCATAGCCTGTTGCTGCATCTTCATCTCCTGCTCTCTTTGTTGAAGAGCTTTACGCTTCATTTTCAAGAATTGATTAGCTAGCTTAATGTTTCTTATCTCTCTAATGTCAATAGCATCCTCAAGGTTAATGTCATTTTTAGATAGTGCCATTTGAATGTTCTGCTCTAGCTGAGCCTTCTCTTCTTCGTCAGGACTAACCTCGATGAATATACCAAAGTCGTATAGATATAAATCACCTATCTCTCCAAGTATGCTTACATTATATTTACCTATCTGATTAATAAACTCCTCTTTGAAGTCAGAGTATTCAAGGATATCTGCAATACGATATGTTAAAGACTCTGCAAGACTTCTATATATATAAAGACTACCATCAAGTATATGTCTTGTTGCAGTGTTAGAGTTTAGTGCCGCTAGCTTCTGTAGACCAACCAATGAGTTAGGGTCAGGTGTAGAACCGTCACGGGCCTCGTTTAATCCTGTCACCGCACGAATCATATCTAGATAGTGGTTGTAGTTGTATATCAGCATCTGAGCCTTACTCGCTCCTGATGATGACTGAAGCTCTTTGATAGGAACCTTTCCTTGATTGTATTCTCCATCCTGAGTGTAGCTTCTACCAATCACACTACCCGTTTGGAAGTATAGCCTTAATGCATCCTCAGGGTTATAGGCACTACCTGTGCCAAGGTCTACCTCATTCAATCCGTCTGCATCTATATATACACCGTCAGGTACAACTCTTGATATTACCTGCTGTAGCTTGAGGTGTGTCATCTGAATTAAATCAGCAAAAGGAATCATTCTTCTTACCAATGACTCAATCACTCCCTTGTACATTCGTGGTGCTACCGCAACGTAGTTTGGTAGAGCGTGCTGACTTGCAGATTTTGGTCTTACCATATTCTTTGCAAGCTCCCATTTAAGTATAATGTTTGTACCCATAACCATAACGCCATCGTACCAAACATCAATAGTCTTCTCAATCTTCTCGAATCTACCCTCCTCCATCATCTCTACAGGTGGATTGAATTGGTCATCCTTCTCAATAACTTTAGAGCCACCGCCCTCAAGAATCTTTTTCTTATAGACCATCTTTTTGGTGGTCTTATAATTAAAGTACATCAATGTACAGGTATCTCTATAGAAGATATCATTCTCATAATACTGAGCTGTATTGTAGTAATCATACCAACTCTGACTGTATTTAGATATCTCTTCTAAATCCTCTCTCGTTAATGTGGGGTCTATCTTTAATAGCTCTGTGATAGGAACTGTCTTTATCTCTCCCCAATAGAAACAATCCTTAAAATGAGGGTCCTCTGTATAGCTGTACACCACATTCGCAGGGTCTACATAAGACACCTTTACACCGGAACCCTGAAGGAACTCCGTCTTAGCCATACTGACACCCAATACAGTTAGGTCATAGTCTAATCTCTTGCGAATATCTTGATAGTGATTCTCCGAGAATATAGTATCAATCGCCTCCTCCTCTGCTATCTCAATAGCGGGCTTATAGTTTAGGTTCATATATAATGCTAGCTCCTCATCATTCTCAGGAAGCTCAGCAGGATTCATAGCGAATGGGTCAACACCCGACTTCTCTTGTATAGTAAGAAGAACATCCTTAGCCGCCATCTGACCTTCTATAATATCTTGGTACTTGCTTCTCTTAGCTTGAGACAATGCATCCTCTGAGTATGCCTTAACCCTAAAGAGTCTGTCAGACATTCCATTTACAACGATGTCTACAAACTTAGGTAATATAGGAACAGGTGTCCAATCTAAATTAAGATAGGATAAATCCCCATCAATCGCTAGCTCGTTTTTATATTTAGCAATGGACTGCTCCCCCCTTGCGTATAATCTGAGTCTATGAAAATCTCTCCACTGACTATAGTATCTGCAAGAGTTGCCGTCTTTTCTAAACCATTCATACTGAATGGCTTGACCAATCTGTAATCCAAACTCGTCTGTCGCTTTCTCTGCATCAGACACAAATTGACTTGGGAATCCTACAGATGAAATGTTTATCTTTACATCCTTCATCTTCTAATTAATTCACTTATTGTTCCTTTATTACTATACCTTGCAAAGTTAATACTTATTTTCGACTCTTTTTTCTCAGGTACATATGAGTTCTTCTGAGTCGCCATTATTGCAAGTCCTGAGCTTATTGTTGCATCATATCTAGTTCTATTACTAATATCAAACTTAGCCCAATCCTCAAGCGTTCTAGTAAACATCATAGAGCCCATATCGTCCATATCTCTATACGTTCCGCTCAGGTCTATACCTACATACTTCTCGATGTAAGATTCCACTGCGGAGGCGTGAGACTGCTTTACATCCTCACTTGAGTTAGGTATACCTCCGAGCTCCTTCTCTGTCTTAGAGAGCTTGTTATAGTGCTTATCGGGCCTATTGATACTAAAACCCCTGTATCCTCTGTTCTTAAAATGATAAAGTAACCTAGGCTTATTATTCTCTACAAGTATCGGCATACCATAGAATACGCAAGCCATAAGTACCTCCTCAAAGAATATCTCTGCAGTCTGTGGTCTAGCTACATACTCTAAGAAGAACTCATTAGATGGTGCGTCATCCATATTAAACTTTGTTAATCCATGCAATGCCCCATTAGAACCACCTCCACCTACCGTTCCTGATATGTCATATGAGTCACATCCGAAAGCACCGATGTGCTCATTCGCAGGATACTTGATTCCTCTCTTCTCTATAACACCATTCTGCAATCCCTTCTTTGGTGTCCAACTAACAAGGAACCTGCCTCTCTTGTCAGGACTCCATATAACTGTACTGTCTTTTATTCCGTCCTTCCAATGAAAGCTACCACGAGTCAGGTGATGCTCCCTTATTAAGGAGTCGTTATAATCTATCTGCTGATATATCTTTGTAAGATTAAATAGAGACTGCTTGCTCTCGTCTCTAAATGCATGAGACTCTGTCCTTGGAAACTGACGATAGAACTCATTGAGTGCGTCAGGGTCATTCTTTAATGACTCAACCTCAGCCTCCCAATAGTCGATAGCTCCATTATCAATCATCTCTCCGTCTACACCGAGCACAGGCTTAGAAGGTTTTCTCAGTACGGGCATTCCGTATCTATCTATAAACCCCTCCATATTCCATTCCATAGGAATGAATAGGTTATATAGCCCGCTCTTAGTCTGTCCGTTTGCATTTCTTTTTGTTGGGTGAGAGTCGTTGTATAGTTTCTTAAACTCTTCACCACCTTTGTTTAGTGCATTTGATGTTGAGCCCATCATACACTTACCAATAATCTTACTACCCAATCTTAGACAGGTCTTGGTTACACGCCAATTGTTTAATATGTTATTTGGCTTAAGCCACTTACCACTCTCGTCATGTACTAATAGTAATAGTTTTTCACCGTCATAGGAGTTGTCGTCTGTGTTCTTCCAATCTATTGTGGTGTCAAGACCATCCATTCCTGTATCATCAATGGTCGACATATTCTTCTTTGTAATCTTAGATGCAGGAATCCTAAATGCTAGCTCGGTCTTTGGTTTATCCATACCATCCTGTATGGGTTTAAAAAAGAATGGAAGCCTCTGTGATATAGGAACAACCTTATCGGTAAACATCTTCTTGGCATCACTACCCGTCTTTGATAATATACCTACACGGGAGTCTCTAGCTAATGTACCTGTATTAACACACTCAGACGAGCTCATAAATGAGAATCCTGAACGTCTAATCTTTAGATAGTCTAACCCAAAGCAACGCTTGTCAGCCTTACAAGCTTCCCAATACATATATAGTATACGATTAGCCTCTCTAAAGTCAGGATATCCCACATCAATATTGGTCCACTGTAGATACATATAGTGAGCTCCTGTAATATAGGTAGGTGTATTGTTGTTCATAAACCAATACCCGTCCTCTCTTCTATCAAACTCTTCTTCTATATAATCAACCCACTTGCTTTTAAACTCAGATGGCATCTCGTTCCATTGAAATATTGACTGAATCCTTGCTAATGCCTCAGGTATATCTTCTCTCTGCCAATAGTTTTTTCCTTTTGATATTTTCTCAGGTGGCTTTGGAAGAGCAATACGAAGTCCGTTTATACTAACAACCGTATCAATCTCTCCTGATTTAGATATTACTACTACGTCATACTTATCATTATACCCATATGTCCAACTGCGTACACGGTTCTTGTTCTTAACAACCTTTGATGGTATGTAATCTTTTAGAACACGAAATAAGTTATTTTGACCTTCGTTCTGCAAATCCTTGTTTAGTATCTATCTTTGTCTCTCCTCTTTCTGAGACCTCTATGTTTCTTTTCTCGCCCTCTATCTTTGATAGTATCTCGAATGCATCAAATATAGCTAACTTTTTTGTAGCCGCAGCGTTCTTTAGTCTATCTGCGGCTAGCTCATCGTCAGGGTCAGGCTTAATAATATCTTCCTTAGCAACCTTTATCAACTGTTCAACGGCTTTCATTCCTGCGTTTATAATCTGAAGTTTAATATCTTTTGTCTCCATTATAGCTTTATTGTTATTTGATGGTCATACATTCTGTATAACTTTTGGCCGTCAACATTAAACAAATACTCACTCTCAGGCTTAAAACAAACCCTGTCGCCCTTATTAATTCCTTTAGATATAAGATAATCATTTGGATACACCATCTCCCCCATTAATGGTTCTTCAGAGAATGGCTTAAACATATATGAATCCTCTACAGGTATAGGCTTGACAAAGCAGTATCTATCATATGAGTACCACTCTCCATTGTGCTTATACATAAAAAACTGCTCATCATCTATAAAAAAAAGGTCGTCCTTAAAAAAGCTCTTACCACTTTGTTGACGGCCTTTGATATCGTTGTAGAACTTAAATACATTGTGATGTACTAATAGGGTATCATCTTTTTGTATAGGACCTTCATATCCTAGTGGTGTTTCGATGACCTTGGCATAGCGAGTTGAGAACTGATGGTCTTCTTCTGAGGTACTTGTTATAAAATCTATTCCTCCTATCTCTTTTGTGTTGTCATATCGCTTGCCGTTTTCTGATTTAGTTATAAAGTAAAACGGTGACTTCATTTAAAAATTTATATTGTACTCGATTGAAATTGGCATTGTACGTGTGAACTCCTTCCACATCATTATCTCGTCTCCCTGCTGAATCCATATCTTAATAGACTCGGTATCAGGATAAAACTTTATTAAATGAATTGTGTATTTAGAACCTAATACCTCTTGACCTACAATGTAATGCATTGCACCACCTTTGTAATCAGGGCCTATAGATATTTTTCTAATGTCCATTTAATTTAATTTCTATAAAGGAGTTCCATTATTGCAATACCAATCAGTGCCATCACTTATGCAAGTAGTTACAGAATAAAGTGTTGTTGGTAATGCTTTTGTAGCAGCACCATTAACTAGTGCACCACCACTCCCTGCTATATTTGCAGCAGTAGTAGTAGACTTCCTAACTAAAACAACTTTTCTTCCTGCTACATTTAGTGCTGCACTTAAATAAATTGTACCGCCACCTGAGCTTGCACTGTAAAATATTACATTTGCATTTGCTGAAGGGTCCGTAGCAGCATCTACTGTAGTATTAGTGGATGGCACTGTAGACTGCCAATTAAGTTTACCGCTTGCATCAGAAACAAGAACCTTACCATCTGAACCTAAAGTACCCGTTGAGTCTTTAACTGCACCCTCTAAAAGAACTGTAGAAGTTCCTTCAAATGAAAACTGACCAACCTCAAACAAGTAATTTCCCGAATGGGTTACATCACCTGTTATATCGGGGTCGCCTATCATAGTCATATTACCCGTAAGGTTTAAATTTCCTGTAAGGTTTATGTCGTTGGTTGCAGTGTTACCTATAGCTAAAACTTGGTCAAGGTTTTGATTGGTAAGGCCCGAACCAAAAACTAATTGACCGCTTGCATTACATACAAGCGTCTCTCCATTATTACCAAGACTGCCATTAAAGTCTTTGACAGTTCCTCCTAAGGTGATTGCCCCTCCGGACTGAGTAATATCTCCTGTAACAGTATGTGTACCTGTTTGTGTAATATTACCCGTAAGAGTAATGTTTTGCGTTGCCGTATTCCCCGTATCAAGAACGTGCTGTAAGTTAACAGCAGAGATAATCACTGTCTGCAAATCACTTACTAAAAAATTCTTAGTAACATTTGCAGGAGTTCCTGAAGTATTTGTTCCTATTAATTTGTCTGTTAATGCAATAGGACTTACATTTGAATATGTACTTATTTTTGACATCTTAATCCTTTTTTTCTGATACCTCTCCTGTCTGTATGTTTATGACAGCATTGGCTCCATATTTTTTTACTAGTTTTTCTTCGTGTTTAGCAAAATGTTCCTTTAATACATCAAACTTCTTTAGTATGTTATGCTTCTGTAGCTCTACATTTACTAACTTCTCTTTGATAGTGGTTACCTCATTCTGTAACCCACGAATAGTCTCTAAATCTTTTTCACTAACTTTCATTCTATTTAATTTTATTACCTACAAAGATAAGAATTATTTCTTTCTAGTCTTTTCAACTGTTCTACCACCAAAGTATGCAGCAATAACAGTAAGCAAAAGAACCTGAAGTAGGTCTACCCAATTGTCCTCAACCTTAAACTTAATCTGTCCCGCATCAATAAATATCAACAGCATAGTGTTGAAAATTAAAAACATCAAGACCAATGGGCGTACATTCTTAGATAGCCAAGAGTCCGAGTTCATATCTGCTTTCCATCTATCTGTTACGTTTTTCTGCATATCAGCCTCGGCATCTATGAGTATCTTTGTCATCTCCTTCTCAAACTCTGCCTTCTCATCTTTAGTTCTTACGAATCGGTCTACCAATCCGCCAACCTTTCCGGCTACATCTGTTCCTTTTCCGAACAGTCTCATTAAAATCTCTTTCATTTGCTTTCTATTTTATTTATCATTTCAGTGTGAATCTTTGCAACTCTATCTCTTCCCTCCTCGCTTAAAAGAATATTCTTACATTCCTTCTCGTTAGTCATAAAAAAGTTCTCGGATAGTACCGCAGGCATGGCTGTGTGAATAAGAACATAGAAGCTTGACTCCTTGTCTACATCACCGTCCGTTGTGTCCTTACGCATCTTATATCTTGGAAACTCCTTCTCGGCTTCTTCATATAAAGCTGTTGCTATAGCATCCGACTGAGTCTCTCCCGGAGATGTAAACACCTCCCAACCATTTGCGGACTCATCGCTAAATCCATTTGCGTGTACGCTTATATATATACAAGGCTTCTCTGACTCACGATAAACCTCGTTAGCTAACTTAACTCTTGTAGATAGAGGTACATCCTCATTGGTGTCTACCAAGTTGATATAGTCTATCTTGTTCTTGTCGCAATACTTAGCAATACGTTTTACTACAGCACGATTAAACTCACCTTCAAACAATTGAGTGCCATCGTCCCAAATAGGACTACGCTTTCCGGATGTCTGATATACACCATCAATAATTCCTCCATGACCATTATCGAGAATCCATAAATATTTAGAGGTACTCTTTATTGGCTGCTTACAGCACGGACATATCATTCCCATATTTTACTATTGAAGTTCGTAGAGACGCTGCTCCATTACTTGAAGCTGACTTTTCATTTCGACAATCTCTGATTTTATAAATTCAATCTCATTAGATGTCTTTATGATTGCCGCATCAACCTGAGTGTCTCTTGTTGGTAATCGCTTGGCATCTTCTACCTCTGCGTGAAGCTTAAAGTACATACTCACAAATGTTGCCACAAGACCAATGATAAATAAAAGATTCCTTGGTGATAAATTTATTTTGGTCTTTTCGTTTATCTGTGACATTATTTTTTTATTATGTACTTAATAATAATATTATGTGTATATGTTGAATAGAAGTCTACCAAAGTGCTAATATTTTAGCTGCAGTAGTTGATGTTGAATCTACTCTTAGTGTTTGAATAGGTATAAAAGAACCTGCAAGAAGATTCTCTAATACAACTGAATCACCTCCCGCTGTGAGCAATGCTACATTAGCCCCTCCTGAAATATCTCCAACGTAAAGCACGCATCCATTGTTAGGTGTTTCATCACTGAATATCTTGTATGCTGTTGCAGTGGCTACTGCTGTACTAACACTTAGTTGAGTTGCACTATCTACTGCTGTAACTGTTGCTGCAACAGTGGTTCCTCCATACACAATATCACCAACCTTTACTCCTTTATTAACAAAGTCTCCTGCGGAATCTATAAGCTTTCCTGCAGAGGCACCTGTCGTGGTGCTATTAACAATTAACATTGCGGGGTTTGGAATATTTACAGTGTCACTTGGAATTACTGCTATTGCTCTACTTGCTTGTAATTTTTGGTAAGCCATTTCTATCTTTTATATATATACAAAGATAGTATTATTTTTTTATATGTATAAACACTTAGTCGTCAGTCAATCGCTCATACTCACTAACAACCATATAGATGGTATAAAGCATAAGCATCGCTCCTAAGCTCTTGAAATGAAGCTCCTTAGTATGTAATAATATAAGGGATGTAATAAATGAGGAGGCGTAATATAGGACTGCTAGTATATTTTGATGCATTACTCTTCTATAGGCATTGGCTCTGACCATTCAGGTGTAGCCATGAGAGTAAGGCATTGTGCGTGAGTCATTGTCTGTAGAGGTGTTACCGTTCCATCAGATATGAATGATGGCTCTGCATCATACTTAAGAACAAACTCAGCATCATTAAGTGATTTACGTATTGTGTTCTCGCTTGTCTCTCCGACCTGTGCAAAGTCAATCTTTGGAAGGTCATCTATTGATACTGTGATATATGTGTCTGCTACTCTTAAACTCATAGTTTTTTATTTTAAACAAAGATAATAAATTTATTTATGATGGTACGTCTGTTGACGGCTCAGTAGGAGGAGCAGGTAAAGTAGTTGATGTGCCGTCATTGCCTCCTGAGCCTTGGTCTGTTAGTGTCCAAGTGCCTCCTGAATGATTAGCCGCCTCTCCCATACGCCACCAACTTAAAGGGTTTAAACTACTTATGTCATTAGGTACACCGCCATTGTAAATAGCAGTTACATCACTTGCTGATAGTTCTGAATTGAATACTGCTACTTCGTCTATGTTGCCATCAAAAAAAGATGGGGACACAGTCATTTGTCCTTTACCTAATAGAAAATCAACTGTATTGCTAACACCATTTACAGCACCCATAGCAAAAACAGATTTCACAGACACGACAGTAGTATCAAAATACATAGTTACACCACTCCCCGCTCTACTCCCATCATAAGTTAATACTAAATGATGCCATAGTCCATTGGAAACATCACTTTCTTTGTCTGATGTAACTTGGAAAAAATTTCCATTCTCACCGAGAAAAAATATGATGGAGTTAGTATTGGTTATATTTAAAGAATAACCATTAAAATCAGGCGGGGTCTTTTGTTTAGATAATAACATTCCTGCATTTGAATTGGTTGTTTTAAACCATAATGAAAAACTAAAAGCATCTGAACCATCATTTGCTGTATTTAAAACATTACCCATTGTAACAAAATCGTTTGAACCATCAAATGTAAATGAGTTGGTTGAGGCGAAGGATGAGCCTTGTGCGTTTAATATGGAGCGGTAGTAGCTTGACATCTATGCAGGTTGTACAATCCAATACTCAACTCTTGTTCCTCCACACCACTCTGCATAGATTACATTAAGGGCTGTTGTACTGTATGTGCCTGAGCCCATAAGAACCCATCCCGCAGGGACTGAAGGAGCTGACCCCTCTTGGTGGTATAGCTTCTGAACGATTCCTAACTGAGCACCCGTAAGGTTGTTAGTTATGTTACCCGTTCCTGCTGCACCTGAGGTGTTATAGATTTCATTCTCTGTGAATGAGATTACTACGCCTGTCTTAGCTACAGCGGACTGTGCTTGACCTTGAATGTCAGCGTATGTATAGATTGTTCTTGCACTGTTAGTCTGAGCTGAACCTCTTTCGATTAAGTCCTCTGAGGCTGATATCCCGACAAATTGTTCGTTACTTGGTATTGTTGGCATTTCTTTATGTTTTACACAAAGATAATCATTTTATTTTCTTGTTGGTATAGGTTGGTCAGTTACTGTAAAAATTGTTGGCGCACCCAATATTCCTCTTATTGATTCGTCAAAAATTATATACCAAAATATTGGATTGTCTTCGGTTGCTTCATTGTAGTCTACCCAATATAGTGTTTCATCGATTGGTGTTTTAGGTAAGCCATAAAAATCAGCACATTCTTTTCGTGCTTCAATAGCTTCTGCCTCATTTGTGTATTTGTAACCTGTTACTTCCATTAGAATATTGTGTAAAAGTCGTTTATATTAGTTTCTATTCCTGACCTATTGCTGCTCTCATCGGTATCAAACATTATTAATTCTTGCAACTGTTGGTTGGCATAGTTATTACTGTATCTATTGACAAATAAATTAGTTGTTAAATTTTGTGTGCCTGAACCTGTACCAATACTTGCACCATTCTTAAATAACTCTGAACTGCTGCTACTTTCACTTTTTATTCCACTTATTAAGGTTTGTGCAGTCCACGCCTGTGAAGTGGTAATATCTAATGCAGCGGTATTAAAATTAAAAATTAATGAATTACTTGCGTTTAAACTATACAACTGTGCAAAGTTTCCTGTGACCGTGACGCTTGTCGATATTATAAATAAATTATGATAAAAACCACTATCGGCACCATTGTTTTTAGTAGTCATAAAAAAGCTTTTTGAGTTACCACTTAAGCTTGATAATGATTGATAAAATACAGGTGATGCATTTAAGTTAATACAAGGTTTA